CTTCACCACGGGTTAAGTAATGGTCCGTCACCTTTACCAGATTCATCACTTGGCTGTGGTGGCTGGGAAGTTTGATTGAGCCTTCTAATCCGTTATAAGCATCCCAAAACGCATAAGGCATACCTACTGCATCACATGATGCAGCAGCTTGTTTGGCTTTACGCTCAGAAACTTCATGGCCTCGAATGCGTATGATGTACGCCTTGTCTATTGCCATGTCATAACTGAAAAACAAAGACTTCACAGAGCGTCTAACTCGTCGTGCGTGGTAACAGCATCAATTTGTGCAAATCGCGCTTCAAATGCCAAACGCGCTGCTTCAACAACGGCAGCATCATATTGTGTTTCTGGATACTCGTCAGTCTGTTTGCGAGTTTCTTCTTGCACAACTTTCTGAAACTCTGACTTGGCTAAGTTTTTAAGCGCATCCTTGCGGCCTTCCACAGAGATGTCTTCCACACCGTAAACAATCTCCACAGGATCTTTGCTCAAGTCAAAGGTATGGCCCGTGTAATACTGACGGTTTGGGATAATGGCTGGACGCACTTCAATAGCAGACTTCCATCCTGACTCACCTGCTGGTGGCTGCGTATCCCACACCTGTTTAACTTCGTTGTTGATAATTCTTACAAACAACATGATAGTTTCCTTTTAATTAGGATTTAATGGCTAATGAAAAGTTTGAGCTTGATATTTTAGGTAATCTTAGCCAAGTTATTAATGCGCCAACTTGTACAGGTGAAGAACGATAAACAAGATCATTAAAGCCTAACTGACCTTCAGTGTTATTGCCCCAAGACCATAATGTACCGTCAGTTTTAATCGCCAAAGAGAAGCGATTACTACCAGCTATTTGTGACCAAGTCGTTAAAGCGCCAACTTGTACGGGAGAGGAACGATTAACACGATCATTTAGACCTAATTGACCAATGTTGTTTCGGCCCCAAGACCATAAGGTTCCGTCTGTTTTAATGGCTAAAAAGTGAGTATTGGCACCACCAGATATTTGTGACCAGTTAGTTAAAGCACCAACTTGTACGGGAGATGAACGAGAAACACGATCATTTAGACCTAATTGCCCATTATCATTTTGCCCCCAAGACCATAAAGTACCATCAGTTTTAATGGCTACAGAAGCATACGACGCAGCAGCTACTTGTGACCACGCTGTTAAAGCACCAACTTGAACTGGTGAGGAACGATTAGCAATATTATTTAGGCCTAATTGGCCTTCTTGGTTTAACCCCCAAGACCATAAGGTTCCGTCTGTTTTAATGGCTAAAGAGTGATTGCTACCACTAGCTATTTTTGCCCAAGTTGTTAATGCTCCAACTTGTACTGGAGAAGAACGATAAACACGGTCATTTAAGCCCAATGTGCCTACGTTGTTATAACCCCATGACCATAAAGTTCCATCAGTTTTAATAGCTAAAGAGTTAATGATCCCAGCAGATACTTGTGACCAATTTGTTAAAGCACCAACTTGTACAGGAGAGGAACGATTAACACGATCATTTAGACCTAATTCGCCAATGTTGTTACTACCCCAAGACCATAGAGTTCCATTAGTTTTAATCGCTAAGGAGAAGCTATTACCACCAGCTATATTTGACCAAGTCGCTTCAGATCCAACTTGTACTGGGGATGAGCGGAGAACAGTATCATTTAAGCCCAGTTGACCATTGGTGTTAGTACCCCAAGACCAAAGTTGTTTGTCAATAATTGGTTTCGGCCACAACCCTTGCTTTACATAAGCCAATGCTTGATCAAGCGTCCATACTCCTGGTGCAGAGCCACCTTCAGGAGGACTTCCTGTAGGGCCAACAACCGCCGGGGGCGATTTGGTAATAAAGCCACCAGGATATTGCTGACTCATTTGACTCTCCGCAAAGCTTGCTTTTCAACAAGTCGCTCTTTGATTTTTTCAAATGGCGCAGTCCAATCACCAAAAACTTCTTGGCGCATCAGACGCATTGAATCGTAGTACGGGCAAGTATCACCATCAAGAGCGTACAAGAAGTAAGGCATCACGGGTATGACAACCCAAGTTTCCACGCCCATAGCAGCCGATAAATGGCTGACTGACGTACAAGACGAGATCACAAGATCGCAAGATGCAACTGCTTGCTTTGTATCTTCCCAAGTATTCAAAGGCACTTCACGTACCCAAGAAGGCCGATCTTCTACGCCTTCATCGCGTTGCAGGGAAATAAACTCAGCATCTGCATCTTTGACTGCATCAAACATCAAGTGGTATGGAAACTTCTTGTGATGCTCGGCCTCAAACTTACTGTTGCCCTGCCAGCGCAAGCCAATCCTTCTGCGACCTTTTATGGCCCTAGGCTTTGGCAAATAAGGCTTGCCAGATAAATCTTCAAACTCCAGTCCAAGTGGCACAACGGCTGACATGCCACTCACGTAAAAGTCGTGGTACACACCAAAGGCTGCTTCATGCTGAAGCACGGCACTGACACCTTCTACGCCGACAAATAGTGATGCTAGCGGACCACTGCATGACACAATGACTTTGCAGCCGCGATCAGCAATGAGCTTGGCATAACGTATCTGGTGAATCTGATCGCCTAAGCCGCCTTCAAGGTACAGCATGACAATGCCCTTGGACTTGCCATCCCAAGGCTTGGTAGGCACATTGGGCTTTCTGTCACCAAAGACACCAACAATACGGCCACGGTCTAATAGCTGGTAGCCCTTTTGAATTTCACCCTGGCGCAGCAAGTACCACCCACGATTAAACGCTGCACGATGGTTCTCAGGCTCTTCTTTCTCAAGCTTCTGACAAAGACGCCAGCCTTCAGCAAAATCACCCATTGTGGATGCTGCCAGTTGAAGATCTAGGTCATGCAAGGGTGGTGTAGTTCGCGGTCTTTCAAGCCAAAATTCAGGCTGGCAAAACTGTGGGTAGTGATGCTTCAGTACGTCTTGAGGACTTTCATTGTGCTGACGTTCAAGCACGGGTTTGATGTCATGTAGACCAGCGTAGCCGTGCAAGTTTTCATCATCTTCTTTGACGCTTGAGCCATCAATATTGCTGTAATCGTATTCAAAGTCAGGCAGGTCAAGAAACGCATGAATCCGTGATAATTGAGTTTTGGGGTCGGCTAACAGGTCTTCGTACTCAACAAACAAAAACGATTTAGGATCGTATTGAAAGCCTTGTTGCAGGGTGAGATAAGACGTTTTTAAGTGGTTAGCCAGTGAGCCATTAATGACAAAATCATCTAAGTCTTCAGGCTTTGCCACGCGAACAAACGAGGCCATGCAATCTGGGATGGAACGTACCGTGGCAATGATCTTTGGCTTATGCCCTAACACTTGAGCCATCGCGTGCATGATGACTGGGATGGGCCAATTGCGAGCCTTGTCAATAACAACAGGCTTGTCTGTAGTTTCGTAAAACGCATCAATCACACCACGCATGGTATGGGCTAGCTTTTTTCTCTCAGGATCATTGTCTACCAGCAAATTGTTCTGATGCCATGCTGTCGCCAATCCATCCAAGGCTGCACCAAGTCCAGACGTTGTAGACACATGCGTCATGGGATTTTGATTGAGTATCGCCGCCAGCACGGTTGATCCAGAACGCGGTACGCCAGCAAGAAAGTGAAGATGTTTTTTCATTAGGATTTGATGGCGAGTGAAAAGTTTGCCCCTGTCAATTTAGCCACTTTTATCCAAGTGGTTAAAGCGCCAACCTGTACGGGTGAAGATCTATAAATACCTGAATCATTTAGACCTAGTTGTCCAGCGGCGTTTTGCCCCCAAGACCATAGAGTTCCATCAGTTTTAATCGCTAAGGAAAAGTTATTACCAGCACCTATTTTCGACCATGTTGTTAACGCACCAACTTGTACAGGAGATGAACAGTCAGCAATATTATTTAGACCTAAACTTCCACCAAAGTTTCTGCCCCATGCCCATAAAGTACCATCCGTTTTGATGGCTAAAGAATTATTGCCGCCAGCAGCTATTTGAGACCAAGTCGTTAAAGCACCAACTTGTACAGGTGAGGAACGTCTAACAACATCATTTTGACCTAGTTGACCAAAGCTATTATCGCCCCAAGACCATAAAGTACCATCAGTTTTGATGGCTACAGAATGATATAAACCAGCAGAAACTTGCGTCCAAGTGGTTAATGCCCCAACCTGTACAGGAGAGGAAAAATAAGTTCTATTATTTTGACCTAATTGACCACTGGCGTTAAGTCCCCAAGACCATAAAGTACCATCAGTTTTGATGGCTACAGAATGATCTCGACCCCCGGTTATTTTTGACCAAGTTGTTAATGCTCCAATTTGAACTGGAGAAGAACGGTCAACAAGATCATTTAGACCTAGTTGGCCATAACGATTAAGTCCCCATGCCCATAAAGTACCATCCGTTTTGATGGCTAAAGAATTATCTCGACCGCCAGTTATTTGAGACCAAGTCGTTAAAGCACCAACTTGTACAGGTGAGGAACAATTAACTCTATTATTTAGGCCTAGTTGACCATTAGTGTTAGCTCCCCAAGACCATAACGTACCATCTGTCTTAATAGCTACAGAGTTGTACCTACCACCAGCTATTTGTGACCAATTAGTTAATGCGCCAACTTGAACCGGAGAAGATTTGCCGTAACCATTATTGAGGCCTAGTTGACCCGAGCCATTGCCACCCCAACTCCATAAAGCTTGTGCAACATTGCCAGCAGTAGGCCAATTGCCAGCAGCCTTAAATCTCAGTTGAGATTCAAGCGACCATACCCCTGATGCGGTACTATTCTCGTAAGGTCCACTAGGCACTGGTGCCGTGGGAATCACTCCACCTGGGTATCGCATTGCCATGAGATAACCCCTTACGAGTTGATTTCTTCCCAGCTAGCTGTAACAACAAGATCACCTGCCGTACCTGCCGTGGCACCAATCGATTGGTTTTCAAGCAGATAAAAAGACGTAGTCTTATCAGTCACAATCAGCGTAGCGTCAGCCGGAACTGAAATTGTTGATGCAATTGGGAATGCTGTACCGCCTAATGCCGCCGCGCTATAAATGTTGATCGTAATGTCAGCAGCAGTCGAACCATCCACATTGGCTACAACAATGCTGTTGATCTTGAAGACCTTGCCACTTGCAGCAGCATTATTTACCAACTGCGTTGCACTAGTAGTGGACAAAGATGTTTGGGAACTATTGCCATATATGGCAGCGACGTTAACGATATTTGGGTTTGCCACGATTGGCTCCTTACAGTCCGAAGATCAAAGCAAAAGCGATGGATTGGCCTTTAGATACACCCGAAGCTGGCGCATCTTGAAATGATAAAGTGCCAGAGCCGTTTGTTGTCAAAATTTGGCCATTAGTGCCATCTGCCGTGGGATATAGCAAGTTGGCAGGGTTGTTCATCAACTTAATGACGTTGCCCGTGGTGTTCTTGGCAAACAGAATCATCCCGCCATCGTTGTAATTGATGGCAAGTTCACCAGCATTTAAGTTACCAGCCGAAGGCGCCGTGGTGGACGCCGTGTTGGTTCTATAAAGCTGGATGGGCGTAAAGTTGGTGGCTGGCATTAGAATGTACCTCCGTCGATCACTGCCCACTCAGGGGCTGAAGCACCAGCACGAAGGACATAACCTTGAGTTCCTAGTGCTAATGTTGATGTTGTTGCACTTGCAGTTTGATAAACCAGTGAGCCTGCAGCACCGCCTGCAACATTAGTGGCTGTGGTTGCTGTGGTGGCTGATGTTGCAGAAGTAGCCGTCGCAGCATTGCCACTGATGTTAATACCCCAAGTGCCTGAAGCGCCTGTGCCATCAGCCTTGGGTGCTCCCACCGAGCTATAGTCGATCGTCCTGGCAACTGAGCCATTAAACGTCGTGCCAGGTGATGCACCACCCGTGCTGTTAAACGTCACTGAGTTGGCCACCGATCCTGCTGTGGTTGCCGTGCCTACCGTGATCGTGGCAGGGTCTGTGTACTGTGGTGCTGTGCCTGAAGATGTCAGGATGTAGGTTGATGCGCCGATGCCAAGCTTACTGAGTGCTGTGCCCGTGGCGTAATACAGTAGATCGCCAGCCGTGTACGTGGTGAGTCCTGTGCCACCATTAGCTGTGGTCACCGTGCCCAAACTGATGTCTGGCGTCGTACCACCTGAAGATGCTAGTGGCGCTGATGCTGTGACTGCTGTGACGGTCCCTGATGCTGCTGCAATCCAGGTAAATGCTGCGCCATTCCATGACAAGACCGTGCTTGCAACCGTGGGTGCTGTGATAAATGTCGTAGTGCCGACATTGGACTGCACAGCAATCTGATTGGCCGTGCCGCCAGCGAGATTGGTTGCTGTGGTGGCAGAAGTTGCTGTGCCCACGGTAATAGTTGCCGGGTCCGTCCACTGTGGGGCAGATCCCGATGACGTCATGATGCGTGATGTAGCACCGATGGCTAGTTTTGAGAGTGCTGTGCCAGCAGCGTAGTAAAGCGTATCGCCTGCTGTATATGACGCAAGGCCTGTGCCGCCATTGCTTGAAATGAGTGTGCCACCAAGAACAATAGCGCCAATGGTTGCAGTGGATGGCGTCAATCCTGTCGTGCCAGCACTGAATGACGCAACCCCTGATCCTGTCTGAATCGTGCCCCAGCCAGCGGCTGTATAGCCTTCAAAAGCGCCCGTTTGCGTGTTGTAACGGAAGGCGCCCTCAACGCCAGGGCTTAGACGTTCAACAGTCGTGCCCTTGGGAAAAATCATCCCGCCCGTGCCTGGCAGGATCGGATCATCAGCAAGTCCAATCGTGGGATTGGCACCGTCACCTGTCCCATTGGTGACATCAATCTCACTGGCCGTACCTGTGAGCGTCACCACACCAATGCTGCTGCCACTGGTACGCGTGAGCAATCCAACGCCACTGGTCTGCGCTAAGTTAAGCACTAAGCCAGAAAGTGAGATGGTTGGATCGCCAGCAACACCATCGCCATCAGCAACGCTTAATCCTGCCGTTCCAGCCGCGATAGAACGCGCTGTGAGCGTTGTTGCACTTGTCTTGACCTGAATGCCTGTCCCTGCTGCTACGAGGCTTGCAGCGGCCCCAGAGAGGCTTAGAACGAGCGTTGAGCCAGCGCCATTGTCAGTCAGCGTTAAGCCATTGCCTGAAGTGCTTAATTGGCGTGATTGGCTTAGTGACCCTTCACTGGTTGCTGTGACAAAGCTGTAATTGGTAACTGGCGTTGCAGCAATGTCTGCTACCGTGGTTTTGACTGTGCCACCGCCTTGCACAATGGGCACAAGCTCCGTGCCAGTGAGTGCTTGCGCGGTAGGTAGCTGGGTGATGGTTTGATTGGCCATTATGGTGACACCGCTATTCCATCGAGATTCCCATTGTTCTCAGGCGTCTGGGTATTGCCTTCCGTTGAGACAATGACATTTTGCTGATCATTGGTTACCAGATTATCCTGGATTGCAGCCACAGAAACATCAGGCCGTGGAAAGCGTAAGTTGATGCGCTCTGTCTGCCGTGCTGGTAGGCGATAAGGATCTTTTTCATCGCGGCAATTCTCCTCGCAAACCATCAACCCTGGGAAGTTAATGTCAGGGCCAAGGGTGGCGTGAGGACGCTTCATGCGACAACGATCGCAAATACCAATTGCGATGTCGCTGTAGCCCTCAGTGTCAAGGAACATTGGCATTATCGTGTGTAAACGCTGATGTTAGGGGCAAAGTAAATCGGACTGCGATCGCGCTCTTCTGCCTCGGCAAGATTGAGATACTTTTCAGCTTGGCCTTCGAGGTATTGAATGCGCTCCAGTGGTACTTGGGGCAATTCCATGCTCAATTGATGCGCCAACATGCCCACTGTGGCCAAGTACCAGCGCTGCGGGATCTGCAATTCATCGGTCAAATCACCCACATCCATGATTTGCTTGGAATACCAGACCGTCATCTGCACATACCACTCATTAGGCACTGGCCAGAGGTAAATTTCAGGCTGTGGGACCGTGCGATTGAACCAAAACTGGTAGGGTTGATTGGCCGTGAAGTTTTTGTTTGGCAAATTCGTGTAATCGTCACGATTTAGCCTTGCCATTTGGATTTCACGCGAGTTATTGCCCACATAAAACTCACGCAAGGCCAGTGTTGTGCCGCCAGATGCCCTTACTCGGTAGTATTGGACGCTCTGACCGGGGTCAATGTCATACCAGACCCACTGTTTGTCAGTAACAACCACTGATCCGATGTCATACAAGGTGTTCCAAGTTGATCCATCGGTCGAATACTCAAGGGTGAGAGTCCATGTGGCACTTCCACCACCAGAAACATAGGGGAGCAGGCCGATTGACCCAGCATAAATCGGGTTGCTCGTGCCAAAATTGATTGCAATGTTGCCATTAGTGCTTGTTTGCAGGCAGTAGGTATCAACATCATCATCCCCTGCGTAGGCAGCATTGCCGCCAGCACTGCTTGAATAACTGCCAGAAGGCCTTGTTAAAGTGCGATAAAGCACATTCAAGGCGTCATTAGCACCTACTGGCAGGGTGTAGATGTATTTTTCTGGCGTTAGGCCAATCACTTCCTTCTTGACAGCCCAGTATTGAATGCCAATGTTGATCAGATTGGTCAGCACAAAGCCCAAGGACTCTCTGGCCGTCAGCAATTGCTCGCTGGTCAACTCCTCAGCAAGCTTGCCACAGCGCCTCGCAGCGTGGTCAATCAGCGTCTGGACGTTAAAAACCTGGCCATAAGTATCGGAATAGGACATTTCACCAGCCCGGACAATTCCAGCGTTTCATTGATGCTCGGGCACGAGACCCGCGCTCTGATTTTCTTGCTACAGGACCCATACGAGCACAAAATGAGTCACGCCTTGGACCTCCTTGGGGCTGTGGCGCCTTCAAGTTTGATCCTGTTTCTCGGTTGTACTTCGCTCTGCCCTTGGCGGTAAGACCCGCGCCTTGATCTGCCGGAAGCTTTTCACCACGGCCAATCGCCAGGCTCGGACCGCCATCTTTAAGTCGTTCAGGAAGTTTTGCATACGATTTCCCTTTCACGTTGGACTGCGTAAACTCTGCAGCCACATCAGGTCGAATGCCTACTTTCTTGGCAAACTTTGGATTGTTCTCGGCTGCTTTCATGAGCCGGAACTGCGCTTTAGTCTTGGCAGGCATTTAAGCTATCTGCCCCATGGTAACAATCAACGA